GCCGGAGCCGGAGCCGTCGCCGTCGCCGTCGCCGTAGCCGGAGCCGTCGCCGTCGCCGTCGCCGTCGCCGTCGCCGGAGCCGTCGCCGGAGCCGTCGCCGTCGCCGTAGCCGTAGCTGTAGCCGGAGCCGGAGCCGTCGCCGTCGCCGTCGCCGTCGCCGTCGCCGTAGCCGTAGCCGTAGCCGTAGCCGGCCGTCAGGACGCCCACTTCGCGGCCTCGATCTTCGCCACGGCCTCCGGCGTGCAGCTGATGATCTCGATCACCTCGGTGAGGATGATAGAGACCGGCGCGGCGACCCGGGATCTGGCGACGTCGAGGCCGGCGGTGGCGATCTCGCTCAGAGTGTTGGCCCCGTACCAGCGCCAGATGCGACGCGAGCGCACGAGTTCGACTTCCTTGCCCCGATGCTTGAACAGGTATCCGAAGTGGACGCCGGCGCTTTGGGTGCGCACGATCACCGGCGTCCCCGGCTCGCCCTTGGGCTGTTCGGCCGCCGTTTCCGGGCGGTCTGCTTCCATCACTTTCGACATGCTCGTTTCCTCCTTGGGGCTTGAGCGGTGGGCCTAGCCGCCGGCGGCGGCGAGGAGCTGGGCGACGCGGCTTTCGTCGGCGTCGCGGATCGGCAGGGGATCATTGGCGATCGCCGCCAGAACCCCCTCGAGATAGGCGCGGGGATCGTCGGTGGGTTGCGCGATCCTGCCGCTCCCCTGCCCCCCCTTCCAGGCGCGGACGGCGGCGCGCGTCCACCACGGCCGGCCGCCGGCGCCGCGGCCGACGAACGGCCATGGCAGGCCTTCCTGCTCGCAGAGCTCGCGCCAGTTCCGGCTGGCCCACGAATAGGATCGGTGCAGCTCGACGGCGAGGCCGCGCAGGTCGATGTCGTCGGTCACGGCACGCCACCCAGGAGCGCGAGCCCGGCGGCCGAGATGTAGATCTTGCCGCCGATCACATCGAGCAGGCCACGGCCGGCGAGGGGCCGAAAGGTGCTGACGTGGAGCTTGCCCCCGCTGCAGAAAAAGCCGGCCCACGGGTAGAGGGTCAGGCCCTCGGTACCGGCGGCGCGCACCTCGCGCAGCGCCTCGATTTCGGCTTTCTTCAGGCGCGGCGCGCTCATGCGTCCAGCCTCAGGCCATCGGCACGGTCGGCCGCCTCGCGGAAGCGCGTGGCGAGCGCGAAGGGGAAGCAACACGAGGCGACGATCCGTGCGGCGATCGTCCTGGCCGTGCGCGCCGAGAACAGGGCATCGACGCCCTCGCCGCGCGCCCACACCAGGCCGACGGGCGACCGGTCGGCGCTGAGCACGCGGGCGTAGCCGACATCGACGGCGAGAGGGTCGCGGACGTCGGTCAGGGACGCCAGGACGGCGGTGACGGTGTCCAGCGGGCTCAGCTCCATCACCATGGCCGGCGCCGTCGCGACCGCGCCGCCGGCAGGACGTGAAACCCCTCGCGGATCGCCAAGCCGGCCGCCAGCCCGCGTTCGTAGGCCCCGGCATGGCCGAAGGCCCGCGCCCCGCTCAGGCAGTCGGCGGCGCCGGCCACCCGGGCGCGGATCATTCCCAGCCGAAAGGCCGCGCGCTGGGCGGCGGACGGAGGCGCGCCCCCGGCCGCGCCGAACAAGGCGACGACCTCGCCCATCACCGACCCGCCAGCGAAGCGGCGTAGAGATCGACCAGGCTGTCGAGTTCGCCGGCGGCGCGGGTGTCCTGGGCGCGCCGGGCGAGCAGGGCCTTCAGCGCCTTGACCTCGAAGCCAGCCGCCTTGGCCTCGCCATAGACCTCGGAAAGATCGGCCTCGATCTGGCGCCGGTCCTCGCGCAGCCGCTCCAGCCGCTCGACCAGCCCCGCCAGCGGCGACATCGCCGCGTTCGCCGCATTCGCCTCACCCATCGGACCCTCCTCACCGCACCTCGCGGCGTTTCACGTGGGACAATCATCGCGGAAACCGCGAATGAGGCGCGATGGTTTTCGTGTTTCGCGCGGCGTGTCAAGCGCCCAGAATGAGAAGATCTGTGGAGCGGGGAGGAATTCCGATGATTTGGCGCACCGCACTGGCCGCCGTCGTGGCGCCGTTGATCTGGGCGCTGGTCACGACGGTCGCGCTGCTGCCGTTCGCCTACCTCGGCGGATTGATGCGCGACCCCCTCATCACCCTGGGCAGCGCAATCGCAGCCAACCTCGTGGGCATGGGCGCGGCCCGGTGGGTGTGCGACCGCCTCTTTCGGCCATACCTCGTGCGGCTGATTTTCGTCGTCATCGCCGCCCTCCTGGCGATCGAAACCGCGCGAGCGGCCGTTTCGATGTCTGTGACGTGGGGCGGCCCGTTAGGTTATGCTGAAGTCCTCGTTTCGCTGGGCGTGGCGTACGCGATGTTCTGGCAATGGGAAGACGGTTTCACCTTCGATAAACGACAGCATGCAGCGCCTTCACCAGCGCGCCTTCCACCGGAAACTCACGCTCCGGATTGAACTGGTAGAGATAAACCTTGCCGTCCCGCTGGCCGCGATACTGCTTGACCACGGCGGTCCCGTCGCGCAGCTCGACGACGCAGTCCCCGAACCTAGCCGGGGCCACGCCGCGCGCGACGATCAGCAGCTCGCCCGAAAACAGTCTGGGCTCCATCGAATCGCCAGCGACCCGGATACCCATGGCGTCGCCCCGCACCAGGCCGATCGGCACCTCGATCTCGTCGAACACATGGTCTGACGCCAGGGATATGCGTTCTTCGCCGCCGGCCGCCGCGTAACCAAAGACCGGGATCCTGATCGTTCCGGGGTCGGCCGGGACATCGGTCGCGAAGAAGCTCTCGACCTGGGCCGCCACGCTCGGCGTCAGCTCGCGCGGGCTGCGGATCAGCCGGCCGACGTGGTGGACGTCGCGGCCGAGATGGCGGCCGAGCGCACTCTGGCTCCGGCCACTCCGTTCCAACCGCTCCTTGATGTCCGCGCCTCTCATGTCGCGACCATTCGCAGAAAGCGCGAAACGAAGGACTTGACGGTTTCCGCAAATCACCCGCCACCTCTATCGCGGAAACCACGAAATGCCAAAAGCGTCACCACAGCACCCCACGCCCACGCCCGCGCTCCGGCTGATCCGCCGGTTCGGCGTGGCGCGCCTGGCCGAATGGTCCGGGAGGCACCCGTCGAGGGTCTATTCGTGGTGCTGGCCACCGAAGCGTAACGGCACCGGCGGCGTCGTGCCACACCGCTTGCGCCAGGCCATCGTCGATGGCGCGCAACGTGACTGCGGCGTCTGTCTATCATCGCTCGAATTCGAGCCGATGAGCGGCGAGCGGTACGTGTTCGGCGAGGCCGCCTAGCGTGCCCCACACGTGGTCCAGCGCCGACGTCGCCAAGTGGCGCGGCCTCGCCATGCGCGCGGCCGGGGCGCTGGCCGAGAGCCGGCGCGGGCCGCTGGCCAGCGTCGCGGTGATGGGCGATCTGGCGCGCAAGTGCCGATCGACGGCCAAGGTGCTGTTTCCGACGCGCGACGAAGCCGAGCAGCGGACCCTCGTGCATTTCCTGCGCGCCGCCGAGGAATTCGCCACCGGCTCGCCGGACTTCCGCGCCGACCGGGGCGCCCAGCTCGGCAATCTCCTCGCCGACGTCTGGGTGGTGCTCGGCGGCCAGTATGCCGGTCTGGCCGTCCAGGCGCCCGTCGGCGAGGGCGTCATGGGGCCGCGCCCCTACTATCTGCGCGACTGACAGTGGCCGGGGGGGGGGCGTCATGCCAGCGAGAGCGGCTCCGGGCGTGGCTCGAATACGTCATCGAGACGGCGATCGACATGCTCGACGCCCTCGACACGCCGTTCGAGGACCTCGAGGATGAGGAAGCCACATGACGGCCCGGGACCCGGGCCTGACCGCGGCCCTGGCCCGCGCCGGCGGCGGCCGCGCCCTGGCCAGGGCGCTGGCGATCCACCGCGCCTCGGTCCAGCAGTGGCGCGCCGTGCCGGCCGCCCGGGTGTTCGACGTCGCCCGCGTCGTCGCCCTCGACCCCGAGCAGCTGCGCCCCGATCTCGCCGACTGGATCGCCGCCGAGCGCGAGCGCCGGGACGGCGCCCTGACGCGCGAGACCCGGGCCATGATCCGCGCCGACCGGGCCTCGCCGCCGATCTCTTACGAGGACGAACTGGCCATCGACATCCTGATCGCGCTGGCCGCCTGGCGCTTCGTGCTCGCCCGCCGCCGCGAGGTTCCCGGCGCGGCCAGGAAAGGCGCGCCCGCGCCGACCGGGGCCCTGCGGGCCACCGCCATGGCCCTGGCCCACGTCGCCGGCCGGGCCAAGAGCGGCAATGTCGCGGTGTTTTTCGGCGTAACCCGACAGAACGTCGACAACGCCTCCGAGCGCTATCTGCGCGCCCGCGACGGCGACGATCCAGACGACTACGTCGCCCCTGGCCGCGACGGCGCGCCACGCGTCATCGAACGCGGCCGCGTGCGCCGCGCCAAGTCCGCCGCCGAGGATCTGTGGACCCTCGAGGCGGCGTTTCTCGACACGCTGGCCACACCCCCCGAAAGGAAACGAGCATGACCGACTGGATCCCACTGGCCCCGCGACCGAAATTCGGCGGGCGATACCTGGACGTGATGGCCAGCATGCAGATCGTCAGGGGCGTCGGCGCATCGCCCCTATCCAGCGCCCATCTATTCATCGCGAAGGAACTTGGCCAAACCTTCGTCCGGGGCGCGCGGGTGTCGGCGAGCGTCGATGCGCGAGACGGCGCGACCCGCCTGCGGCTCGAACTCGACGCCGCCGGGCCGTTCACCCTTTGCAAATCGACGTCCGCCGGCGGCACGAAGCTCTTTCTGCCGTCCTTCCCGCCACTGCCCGCCGAGGCCCGGCGCACGCCGATGGCGATCGTCGAGCGCTCGGACACGGTCGTGATCCTGTCGTTGCCGACCACCTGGAACACCGCGCCGGCGAAACCGCGCGGCGCCGCGCCGGCGAGGGCGGCGCCGGCGGCCCGGCAACCGGCGCCGGCGGCTAACCCGGCCGACGCGCCCATCGACGTCAACGCCTACCTCGCCCGGTTCCAGCGCAAGGCCAGCCGCCTCGCCGCTGGCCGCTGGGCGCTCGACGGCGAGACCGTGAGCGAGAGCGCCATCCTGCTGCTGGGGAACCGGCACCGCACCCGCAGCGGCCTGGGAAACGCCAAGCTCTCCCAGATGCGCTGACGTGAGAGATCCCGAGATCGAACGCCTGGCCGGCATGGTCGCCGACGACATCGAGAACGTCATCGCCGCCCTGCACCTCTCCGTGGCGCGGCGCGATCGCCGACGGCTGTATTGCCATGCCCCGTGGAGCAAGAACGCCAAGCCCAAGCTGGAGATCAGCCTGTCGCCGCGCGGCAAGTGGAACGACTGGGAGGCCGGGCGGTTCGGCGACGCCCTGGGCCTGGTGGCCTGCCTGATCAGCCAGGCCCCCGAGCCCAAGGCGCGCGGCGCCCTGCGCGAGGCGATCGTGTGGGCGCGGGACTATTTCGGGCTGGCCGCCGAGGGGTTCGACAAGGCGGCGTGGGAGCGCCGCTGCCAGGAGGCGGCGACCCGGCGCGAGCGGGAGGCAGCCAAGGTCGCGCGCGAGCTGGCCGAGAACCGGCGCACCGCCAACGGACTGTGGCTGGCCGCCGCGGCCCTGGCGCCCGGTGACGCCGGCTGGGCCTATCTGGCCGCGCGCGGCATCGACCTGGCGCGCCTGGGCGGGGCGCCGAGGGCCGTGCGCGTGGCCATGGCCGCGCCGTGGTACGACGGCGTAGGGGACGCGCCCAGCCACGTCGGCCCGGCGCTGATGAGCAGCATGACGCTGGCCAACGGCAAGTTCGGCTCGCTCCATCGCACCTGGATCGACCCGGCGCGGCCGGGCGAGAAGGCCGACCTCGACCCGCCGCGCAAGATGTGGCCGCAGAGCGAGGGCGCGGCGATCCGGCTGTGGCGCGGGGCGACCGGCCTCACCGAGCGCGAGGCCGCCGATCGCGGCGTGGTCGAGGACCTGGTGCTCTGCGAGGGGGTCGAGGACGGCCTGTCGATCGCCCTGATGACGCCCGAGCTGCGCATCGTCGCCGCTGGATCGCTGCCGGGCATGCTGGCCTACACCCCGCCCAAATTCGTGCGCCGGATCATCGTCGCGGCCGACAATGACTGGGCCAAGCCCCAGGCCCAGGCGATGCTCGACCGCGCCTGCGCGAGGCTGCATGCCGAATTCGGCAAGCTGATCAGCATCGCGCGGAGCCCCGAGGGTAAAGACTTCAACGATTTGTTGCGGGGCGTTTAGTGGCTGGCAATCAGCAGACGGGCGGTCACGAACTGGACCATTACCGGCATTTCGATGCTCTACCCGGCGCGTTCCGACGGCTGTTGCGTAACGCGTCCGCCAATTATCAGTGTTGGTGGGTAGGACAGCTGATCAGGCGCCATGGAGAGCAGCGGGCATTTGAGTACGCGAAGGTCCAGCTGGCGGAATTCCGCCGCGCCATCGTCCTGAAACACTACGGGCCGACCCATCCGCAGGCCGACGCGTGACTGACGAACCGCTCTATCCCGCCGGCTCGCCCGAGGCGCTCGAACAATATCGCCGCATGAAGGCCGAGATCGACGTCAAGCTCGGGCGCGGCAAGCGCGCCCTGATCGACGACGTCGATGAGTGGCGCCCCGAGCCGCCGCCGACCCCCGCCGACGACGATCCCGACCCGCCGGGCGGCGAGCCCTCCGAGGATAGCCTGCGCCACGACCACGTGATGATCGCGCGCCTGTTCGGCAAGGTCATCCGCCAGGTGCCGATCAGCCTGCCCGATCCCTGCCCGATCACCCCGCTGGGCAAGCTCGGGCGCCTGTATTTCTACCTCGACCCCATGGGCCAGCTGGTGGCGCTGGCCGATGCCGAGCACGGCCAGGCCCATATCGCCGGCCTGTGGTCGCCGAGGATCAACGATCTCAACAGCGCCTTTCCCCAGTTCAATCAGCAGGGCAAGTTCCAAGGCTTCAGGGCCAACTACGCCCGCGACGCCATGATGAGCGCGTGTGCGCTCAAGGGTATATTCGAGGCTCACGACAAGGTGCGTGGCCGCGGTTGCTGGAAGGGCGACGGCGGCGAGCTGATCCAGCACCTGGGCGATCGCATCCTGGTCGGCGCGGTCGAGCACAAGCCGGGCGAGATCGACGGCTACGTCTATCCCGGCCGGCCGCCGATGCCCGCGCCCAAGGCCGGCGGCAAGGCGGATTGCGAGGAAATATACCGTCGCTTCAAGACCTGGAACTGGAAGCGCGGCGAACTCGACGCGCGATTACTGTTGGGACAGCAGGCCTCGACGGTATTGAGCGCGGCCCTGAAATGGCGCCCGATGGGCTTCATCTGCGGGGGCGCCGGCACCGGCAAATCGACCCTGCAGGAGATGGTTCGGGCCATGCTGCCGGGGCGCCTGCTCGGCACCGTCGATGCGTCGGAGGCCTCGCTGCGCGGGCTGCTCGGCCAGGACGCGGTCGGCGTCAGCTTCGACGAGATCGAGGCCGACGCCACCAACGATCGCGCCCAGCAGGTGATGAAGCTGGCCCGCACGGCGGCCAGCGGCGATGACGCCTACCGCTCCAGCGCCAATCAGGAGATCCGCCAATTCACCCTGCGCAGCTCGTTCCTGTTCAGCGCCATCATCCCACCGAGCATGCGGCCGCAGGACGCCCAGCGCTTCGCGTTTCTGCTGCTTCACGAACTCCCCAAGACCGCCAAGCTCGAGCCGCTGGCCCCGGCCCGGGCGCGCGACATGGGCGCTGGCCTGGTCGGCCGGATAACCGAGGCGTGGCCGAGATGGCAGAAGGCGCTGGACGCTTTCGTCGGCGGCCTCGAGCGCGTCGGTCACGCCCAGCGCGGGGCGATGCAGTTCGGCACGCTGCTGGCCGCCGCCCACGTCGTGCTTCACGACCACGACCCCGACGAAACCGAGGTCGCCGTCTGGTGCGAGCAGCTGCGCCGCTCGACCTTGCTGGAGTACGAGAACGACACGCCGGCATGGCTGAAGGCCTGGCGCATACTCATGGGCGCTCAACCGGATGTCTGGCGCTCCGATGGCTCGCCCACCGTCGCCGAGGTGGTCCGCAAGTACCTGGCGCTGTCCGATGGCGTCGATGCCGAGGAAGCCCGGATCAAGCTGCGAGCTCAGCTCGAGCGCACGGGCCTGGCGATCGTCCGCGGCCGCGCCGATGGCCGCCACTGGCTGGCCATCCCCCCGGCCCATCAGGGCGTGGCGGAGATCTTCGCCGGCTCGGATTTCCAGAAGCGCGGCGGCGAGGGCGCCTGGTTCTTCCCCCTGCGCGGCGCGCCGCCCTGCGCCGGCGGCGAGGGCGTCCTCAACGTCCAGGTCGTCCACCGTCTCAACAGCCAGAAATGCGCCCTCTTCTGGCTCGACGCCCAGATCGACCTGGGCGGCGGCCTGACGCCGATCTTCCAGCGCCAGGTCGCCGAGGACCTGGTGGAAGACATCGAGCGCGAGCCCGGCCAGGAAGGCTAGCGCCCCATGCGTTGCACCCCGGCCCATCGGCTTAGGTTGAATTCGCGAACCTGACCGAAAGGCGAAGCAACCGGCGCGGTTGCAAGGCCGGTTGCAAGGTTTCTGATCTCCATCAGACACTTAGAGGCGGTGCAACCGTGCAACCGTGCAACGGGTCGCGCGCGCGTATGTCCGCTCGCGCGCGAGACTGCGGGTCCGGGGCTTCCATAGTGCGCGAAGCGGTTGCTTGGTTGCTTGGTTGCAGGTCTCATAACTATCTGTTTTCCAAGGCGAACCTTGCAACCGGCTTGCAACCGCCCGGTTGCAGCGTCGGGGGCGTTGCCTGGAGCTCGCCGGCGGGCATCCTGCGCCGGGTTAAGTAAGGGGTCCAAAATGGCCGACGGGCCTGGCGGCGTCCGCGCCGCCCTCGAACAGGTGCTGGACGGCGGCGAGCCCGAGGAGATCGTCCAGGTCGGCCTCTTCGCCCTCGATCCGGAGGAGACGGGCGCGCTCGATGCGCCATCGCCCTTGTCGGCCGCCCTGTCGCCCGCCAAGCGCCGCGGGCGCCCGGCCGGATCCAAGAACCGGCGCACCGAAGCCGTCGTCGGCTGGCTCCTCGCCCAGCATCGCCACCCGATCAGCGTGATGATGGAAGCCTACTCGATGACGCCCCAGGCCCTCGCCGACCGGATCGGCCTGGTCGAGCCCGACCTCCTCGAGGTGTTCAAGCTGCAGATGCGCATGGCCGAGGCCGTCGCCCCTTACCTCGCCCAGCGCCTGCCCCAGGCCGTCCAGATCGACGCTCGCGCGGGCGTCACCCTGTCGTTTGAAGGGGTATCTCTTCCCGCGCGCGCCGGGGTCTCGGGGGAAATCGTCGAGGGGCTGGCGGTCAGATTGCCCGTCAGGTCGGACGGGGAGGGTCGGACGGACGTCTAAGCTACGGGAAAGGTTCGCATTTGCGCCTAAGTGGTCGTTAGGCCGCGCCGGCGGAGGGCCTTTTGACGAGCGCGACCGCCGAACCCTTATGCCGGGGCGATCCCGCGCGGAGAGGCGTTGCGAGAGCGAGAAGGGGCGCGAATTTCATCGCGAAGCGAAGGGTGGGGGAGGGCAGCCGCGCGGTGTTCGATATCAGGGTCTACAGGCCGGCCGGTCCCGTCCTCAAACGGTTCCACGAGAGCGCGGCCTTCTTCCGATTGATGGCAGGACCCGTGGGTTCGGGCAAGACCGCCGGCGCGGGCTGCGCCGAGATGGTCCTGGGCGCGATGATCCAGAACCCCATGCCGGACGGCGTGCGGCGCGCCAAGTTCGGCGTGCTGCGCGACACATACCGCAACCTTTACAGCCAGTTCATCCCCAGCTGGTTCGAATGGTTCCCGCGCGAAGTGGGAGCCTTCGTCGGCTCCGACGACCGCCCGGCGATGCACACATTTCCTGTGGACAGCCCCCTCGGCCCCCTGGAAATCCAGGTCGAGATGCGGGCGCTGGGCACCAACACCGTCGAGAAGACCTGCCGGGGCTGGAACCTCACCGGCTGCTTTCTCGACGAAGCCGACCTGATGCCCGAGGAGGTGATGAGCTTCCTCTCCGGCCGGGTGAAGCGCTGGCCGCAGGTCCCCTACCGGGTGAGCAAGGGCGTGTGGGGCACGTTCAACAAGCCCGACATCGACCACTGGACCTATCGCTGGTGTGAAGAGGACAGGCCGGCGAATTTCGAGTTCTTCGACCAGGAACCGGGAATACTGCCCGGCGGCCCGCCCTACCAAGACAACCCGGCGGCGGAGAACCGGGAACGTCTGGACCCGGACTATTATACACTTCAGGCGGACAGTAATCCGGAGTGGTACACCACGCGGATGGTCCGAAACCGCTGGGGCGCGTCCGTCAGCGGCGAGGTGATCTATCCCAACTTCCGCGCCGAGCGCCACGTCTCGCCGGTCGAGCTGGCCCCGGAGCCGCGGGCCGAGCTGATCCTCGGCCTCGACGGCGGCGGCACGCCGGCGGCGGTGATCATGGGCCGCGACCGCGCCGGACGCCGGATCGTCTACGCCGAGGTGGTGCTAGTCGATCCGTACGATCCCAAACAGCGGCGCCTGGTCACCGGCGTCGGGCCGGCGCGCTTCGCCGTGGCCATCCGCGACGTGATCACCGCCCGGTTCCCGACCAACCGCTTCCGCATCGGCTACGGCGACCCGGCCGCCTTCTACGGCGCCGATCGGGAGTTCGGTGAGTTCAGCTTCATGGAAACGGTCGGCCAGCGGCTGAACATCGGCGTCAGCCCGGCCCCCAGCAACGAGATCGAACTGCGCATCGGCGCGGTCAAGGGGCTGATGGATGATTATTCGATCGGCGGTCAGCCCGGTTTGATGCTCAACCCCTCATGCGCCTGGCTGCGGCGGGGCTTCACGGCCGACTACAAGTACGAGGAGCGGGACCCGAAACAGGAGGGCAAGGCGCTGAAGCCGCGCAAGACGGCGACCAGCCACGTCCACGACGCCCTGCAGTACGCGGCCCTGGGCGACGTCGGCCGCGCCGGGGTGACGGCCGGGTCGGCGTGGGATCGCCAGCGGCCGGCCCAGCGGGGGCAGTATGGATCGGAGGTCTGGCGGACGATCGACGAACAGGAACGCGCGCGGCCGAAGGACTGGGGTCAGCGCGCCGGCGACGGGCACGGGGAGAGCTACAAGAACGATTTCAACCCATGGCGCGCGTGACGGGGGCGCGCCTGACCGTCGCCCATGCCAGCGCCTTCGATTTCGAGGACGCCCTGACCGACGACGGCGAACGGCCGGTGGCGATGAACCGGCCGCTGTTCGCGCTGTTCGCGCGCCAGGTCTCTACGGGGTGCGCCTTCACCATGCGCGACGGCGCCGGCCGGCTGGTGATGATCGCCGGATTGTACCCCATTGAGGGCCGCGCCGAGGCCTGGTGGGCGGTGGGGCCGGCGATGCGGGCCAATCTGCGCGCCGGCCTGCGGATCTGGCTCGATCTGCTGCTGGCCGTCGCCCAGGACGTCGCCCCGATCGAGGTCCGCGCCCACATCGCGGCGCGGAGCGTTGCGGGGGCGGCGATGGCCCGATGGTGTGGATTCACGGAGGCCGGACACGCCGAGTTCCCCGGCTTCGGGCGCATGGCGGTCTGGCGCCGTCTTTTTACTCCCGAGGGGGCCGATGGCGTTCCTGATACCGTTCATTCCCCTGATCGTCGGAACGGTGGCGACCGTCGGCATCGGCCTCTACCAAGCCCATGAGCAGTCGCAGGCGGCGGGCAACGCCCTGGCCGAGCAGACCCAGGCCAGCAACGCGCAGGAGCGCTCCAGCCGCGCCGCCGAGGAAGACGCCCAGCTGCAGGCCAGCGGCCAGGACGCCAGCGCCAGGATCGCGCGGGCGGCGGGCCAGCGGGTGCTGGCCTTCCAGGGCGACAGCGCCGGGGTGCTGACCGACAGCAACAAGACCCCTGGGGCCGGGACGCTGGGCGGCTGACGCGTGGCCCGCTGGACCGCCATCGAGATCGAAGAGCGCGCCGCCCACGCCGAGACCCAGCGGGCGGTGATCGCCAACGAAATCGACCAGTGCATGGACCTGGCGATGCCCTGGCGCCGTCGCCAGAAGGGCCGCGACACCTTCGACCGCCTGTTCGACGGCACCGGGCCGACCGGTGTGCAGCGGTTCTCCGGCCGCATCCAGCAGGATGTCACGCCGCCGTTCCAGCGCTGGTTCAACCTCGAGGCCGGTCCGCTGGTCCCGCCGGCCATGGTCGAGACCATCAACCGCCGCCTGGAGCCGGCGACGCTGGTCGCCCACGCGGTGCTCGACGCCAGCGCCTTCCCGCAGTCGTCCGCGGAGGCCTATGCGGATCTGGCGATCGGCACCGGCGCCCTGCTGGCCACCGAGGGCAGCGACCGCATGCCGATCCGCTGGCAGGCCGCGCCGCCGTGGGCGCTGGGCATCGAGGAGGGTCCGTCGGGGCGCATCGAGAACGTGTTCTGGAAGCGCGGCTATCCGGCCTGGACCCTCGACCGGCTATGGCCGGGCGCCGACTGGGGAAAGTCGGTGCGCGAGCGGATCGACAAGCGCGACACCGCCGACGTCGAGATCCTCCAGGCCAGCTACTTCGACGAGGATATCGACAAGTGGCGGATCGCCATCGTCTGTTGCGCCAACGGCGACAAGGACGTGGTCTGGGAGCGCGAGCGCCGCTCTAACCCGTGGATCATTCCGCGCTGGTGGACGACGCCGGGCAGCCCCTGGGGCCGCGGCCCGCTGATGCTGGCGCTGCCCGACATCAAGACCCTCAACAAGACCGTCGAGATGGTCCTGCGCGCGGCGGCCTATTCGCTGGCCCCGCCGCTGATGGTGCTCCACGACGGGGTGATCAATCCCGACCAGATGAGGCTGGCGCCGAGCGCCCTGATCCGGGTCGCGCGGACTGGAGGACCGATGGGGCGGTCGATCGAGCCACTGGACATCGGCTCCAAGGTCGATCTGGCCCAGATCGTCCTCCAGGACCTGCGCCAGGGCGTCAACAAGACCCTGCTCAACCAGCAGCTGCCGCCCGACACCGGGCCGGTGCGCAGCGCCAGCGAGATAGTCGAGCGGGCCAAGGAGCTGCAGTTCGACGCCAGCTCGGCCTTCGGGCGCCTCAACCATGACCTGGTGCCCGGGGTGATCAGCGCGGTGATCGACATCCTCGACCTCAAGAAGGTGGCGTTGATCGACTGGAACGACCTGCGCATCGATCAGCTGGTGCTCAAGGTCAATGTGATCAGCCCGCTGGCCCGGGCCCAGGCGCTGGACGACGTCCAGAACACCGTCCAGTGGCTGGAGACCATGAAGGCGATCGGCGGCGACCTGATGGTCGCCCACGCCGCGACCATCGAAGACGTCGGCCCCTATCTCGGCGGCAGGTTCGGGGTCTCCAAGTCGCTCATCCGCCCGAAAGCCCAGCGCGACGCCCTGGAGAAGACGGCCGGCGCGGCGGCCGTGGCCAGCGCCCAGCAACAGGGCGCGCCAGGACCGCAACAAAAGGGCGCCCCGGCGCAACAGCCGGCTGGCGGAGGTGGCCAGGGCGGCCTCGGCGGCGGCGCCACACCCGCGCCGTTCGCCCCGCCCCCCGACACCCTCAGCCTGCCCGGCCCCATCCCTGGATCAGGACCCGCCAAATGACCGGCTTCATCCGCAAGGCCGTGGCCGTCGAGGCGGTGGCTATCCCGGCCGGTGGCCCCCTCGAGACGCCGGCGTGGCTGACCGCGGCGCTGTGGGCCGGCACGGTCGGCCCGGCCAACGATGGCACGATGAAGGTCCACACGCGCCTGGGCACCCTGACGGTCAATCCCGGCGACTGGATCATCCTGGGGCCCAAGGGCGAGCTCGACGCCTGCAGTGCCGCCTACTTCGCCGACCTCTACGGGTCCGCGCCGTGAAGGCCGGGGCCAATCTCGGCCACGCCATGGAATGGCTGCGCGCCGGCGACCTCGACGCCGGCGACGGCGATCCGCGCGGCGTGATCGGCGACGAGGCCTTGAACCGCCGCGCCCGGCTGTTCCACGCCGTCTTCCGCACATCGGACGGACAGGCGGTGCTGCAGACCATCCTTGAGGCGAGCCTCTTCCGCGCCCCCGTCGATCATCGCCTGGGGCCGGAAGAGTACCTGCGCTTCGCGCAAATTAGGGAGGGCGAGAACAAGCTCGCCGCCGTGATCCTCGCCTACATCGACCACGCTGAGCAACTGGAGAGACACCATGACAGAGATCGCACCGGACCTGGGGACGGCGACGGCGGGGGGGGCGGCGATCGCCGGCCTGACCCCGACGGCGGCGGCGCCGGCCACACCGGCCCCGGCTCCGGCGCCGGCGGCGACCCCGACGCCGCCGCCCGCTTCCACGCCATCCCCGGCGCCGTCGCCAGCTACGCCACCGACGCCTGGGACACCGCCGTCCGCTGATCCGGCCCCGGCGCCGGCGGCGTCGGAAACCCCGGGCGCTCCGGCCGAGCCGCCTGTCGCCCCCGATCCGGCCGCCGAGGCGCTCGCCGCCGCCGCCGCCGCGCGGGCCGTGGTGCCGGCGACGGCGGCCGACTACACCCTCAACATCCCCGACGGGCTGAAGGCTTACATCGTCTCGCCCGAGGCGCTGGCCACGGACCCCCTGCTGGCGGCGATCCGCGAGCACTTCGCGGCGGCCAAAAGGCCGCAGGGCGACTTCGACACCCTGTTCGAGGCCCTGGGCGTGGCCCAGGCCAAGGGCCTCTTGAGCCCGCCGATCGACTTCAAGGCCCAGCGCGAGGCCCTGGGCGAGAACGGCGCGGCGCGGCAGGCGGAGGTCGAGACCTTCGCCAAGTCGCTCAAGGCCCGCGGCGACATCGACGATGGCGAATTCGGCGAGCTGATGAGCCTCGCCCCGATGGCGGCCGGCGTCCGCCTGGTGGAGAAACTGAGAAAGATGGGCAATCAACCAAGCGGTGTCGCGCCGCCCCCGGCCGCCGCCGACAACCCCGCCAGCGCCGCCCAGGCCGAGGCCAAGGCCATGGCCCGCGACCCCCGCTACGGCAAGGACAGCGCCTTCACCAAGGCCGCCGACGCGGCGTGGCAGAAGGCCTACGCCTGATGGGCTTCCGCCATCCGGAGGCGCGCAACGAGGTCGAAGACGGGGTTCTGGATCGTTTCGGCCCCGACGATCCCTCCAAGGTCGCCGGCTTCGTGATGCCCCACCGGATCGACGCCGCTCGGGAACTGGCCTGGCGCGGCGTGCTGGAAACCTGGAACAGCGCCAGCGAGCGCGGGACGCTGCTGGCCCGGCGCACCCGGTTCGCCCTACGCGGCGGTCCGCAGGGGCCGCGCGTCGCCTGATGGTCGAGGCATGGCGAGAATACCCGATCGATCCCCGCTATGAGGTCAGCGACATGGGGCGCGTGCGGCGCAAGGGCGCGAGCCCGCGCCGGCCGCACCACGCGGCCGGAAACTACCCGAAGATCGTCTTCAGCATGCCGGGGTCGAAACCGATCGGGCGTCACGTGCACACGATGGTCCTGGAAACCTTCATCGGTCCCAGGCCGCCCGGCGCCCAGGCGTCGCACATCAATGGCGCGGCCGGCGACGCCCGGCTGGTGAACCTGGCCTGGGAAACGATCAGCGAGAACAACCGCCGCAAAGACGGTCACGGAACGACCGCCTGGCGCAACATTCACCACTCGCGGTTGACGCCCACCGATGTCGCGGCGATCCGGACTTCGGTGGAAAAGACCAAGGTGCTGGCCGCCCAATACGGGGTGACGATGCAACACATCAATCTCATCAGGCGGGGCGGTTCGTGGAAGTGGATCGATCAGGCGCGTTGCGCTGTTTAGCGGCGCTCTAGCCTCGGTTCGATCCTAACCCACATGCCGATTGAACCCGGCGAGCCTGGAGCTATTCGATGAGCGAAGGAATTCCCGCCTGGTTTATTGAGAAGTTCGACGACACGGTCAAGATGCTGGCCCAGCAGCGCGACCGGCGCCTGGCGGGGATGACCAGCGGCGGCGGCATGTTCGTCGGCAACTCGATCTTCTTCCCCCGGATGGGCGCGGTCGAGATGTACGACAGCCCGCGCTTCGCCTCCCTGGCGCTCGCCAACGGCCAGATGGACATGGTCGAGGTCACCGCGGCCCCGAAGTTCGTCGCTCTGGGGATCTGGGACCCGGACATCAAGAAGCTCAACGTCAATGTCGCCGCCCAGTACGGCCGCGCGGCCGCCATGGCCGGGAACAGAGCCGAGGACAACATGATCGTCGCGGCGCTCAACAGCGCCGTCGCCAACGGCGTCACCGGCGTCGGCCTCAACGGGGCGACCACCACCACCTATCCGACCACCATCGGCAGCTACGCCGCCGTGGCCGACCTCGACACCATCGCCGCCGGCGTCGCCCAGCTGGGCAGCCAGGAAATGTTCGAGGGCGAGGACATCTGCATGGTGGTCCCCTTCAAGCTGAAGACCAACATGGCGCTGGATCCGTACATGGCGCTCAACAACGTGCGCGGCAACGTGCCGTGGAACGACCTCAACTGGCGGACCTTCCAGCGGCTCAACGACGAGAACGGCGCGCCGATCACCCAGGCCAGCGACGCCGGCACCACGGGGGTGGACATGTTCATGTTCTGCCGCTCGGCCGTCTCCGCCGACTACAACAACGAGATGACCACCATCGACGAGCGCATCGGGGCCAGCCTGACGACGATGATCGGCAACTGGTTCCAGGCCGGCGCGGCGGTCACCGAGGCGACCGGCGTGATCCGCATCAAGAGCCAGTACAACTTCACCCTGATGAGGAAGGCGATCCCGATCGCCGACCAAGGGCCGGATTAAACCCCGAGAGCGCCCCGGGCGTGACGTCGCGCCCGGGGCCACGAGGTTCCAAGCATGGTCCAGACCGCTCTCGACGTGTGCAACCTGGCGCTGGGGCGGATCGGCGGCGTCCAGATCGACGCCATCGACGAGACGACGCCGGCCGGCGCCTATTGCATCGTCGAGTATCCGCAATGCCGGGACTGGCTGATCGGCAAGTACCGCTGGAGTTTCGCGGTCGGCGTGGCTCAGCTCAGCCCCCTGGCGGTCACGCCGCCGGACTGCCCTCGCACCCATGCCTATAATCCGCCGGCCGATATCGTCGGCGCGATCTTCGATTACCGCACGGCGGCGCAGAAGAACGCAGCCAGCAGCCTCAACACCGAGATGGCCAACGGCCTGATCTGCTGCGACAGCCCGCTGATGTTCGTCGAATATACCCGGCGCGTGCCCGAGAACACCTGGCCGAGCTGGTTCGTCGAGCTGGCGCGGATCGTCTTCGCCTCGGGCCTGGCCTCCAGCGTGGCCCAGAACCAGGGTCTCGCCGCCGCGCTGTGGCAGACGGCGTTCGGCTCGCCCCAGGAGGGACTGGAGGGCGGCCTCTATGGCCAGGCCCGCAACGAGGACAGCCGCAACGCCCCGCGGCGCGAGGCCTTCGCCTGGTGGGATGACGGCGCCCTGGTCAACGCCCGCTACGGCTGGGGCTGGCTCGGTCCCGGACGGCTGGAAATCCCGTTCGTGGCCCTGCCGGGAAACTGGGGACCGCCCAGCTTCATCAACTTCCCCGACGGGGGATAGGATGCGCCCCCTCCACCGCTTCGCGGTCCCCCTCCGCCGCTGCGCAGGGGAGGATTGATGCCGCAGGAAGTCTTCCGCCAGGGCAATTTCACCAACGGCGATCTCGACCCGCAGATGCTCGGCCGGCGCGACCTGAAGGTCTATTCGAGCTCGTTCGTAAATTCGCAAAACATGATGCTGTCGCCGCAGGGGCCGATGAGCCGGCGTCCGGGGCTGGCCTTCGTCGGCCGCGTCCGGGGGCCGATCAGCGCCATCGCATTGACCGCCGGGATGATCTCGATGCCCAATGGCGGCACGGCGGCGGAATGCCTGACCGGCGGCGACGACGGGCCGGCGACGACAACCCCGATGGCCACCGGCGCGCCCTACGTGGTGCTGGAGATCGACCTCGGCGCGCCCACCGTGGTCAGCCTGGTGGACGTCACCGATATCGCCGTGGTCGCCGCCGGCGGCG